TTATGCGTAAAGAGATTTTATAAAAAGTTTGATTGCTTCAACGAGTGTAATGACATCGACAGTTTCAAAAAGCGGTTTAATTTTTTTATCGAGAAATTCGAACTTTGTCCTATACTCCGCCCCATTATCAAAAAAAGAGAATTTATAAAGAGCCTTGAACGGTTCTTTTATTGTTATTACTAGGTTTGAGCCGTCATAAAAAAAGTTCGAACATAGCAATTTCAGCAAAAAGCGTTTTTTTTCGTTTTCCAACGTTTTGTAACGCCCCCAGAGGTTTTCCAAGAGTTCGAACATTTTTTCAAGGGTGTCTATAAAATCTCCGTTTGTTTTATTTAATGCAGAATATTCCAAACTTTTTTCTTCAATTTCAACTTCCCATTTTTTCTTTTTATCAAAATAAACATCTTCAGAAATTACTCCGTCAAGTTTATCATCATATAGTTTATTTAACCTCAATTTCAATTTTGTAATTTGTCCGCTTAATTGTGCCTGCTTTGCGGCATCAAATTTCAGTTGATAATCCCGCATATATCTCGTTTCTTCAACTATTTCTTTATATTTCTCTTCAGAAATAGTAAAATTCTGCAAGGTTTCCTTAATTATTGAATCAATGGACTCTTCTTTCCAATATTTCGGACATTTTGGACAATCTTTACAAGCGTAATGGCATCTGTAATAAATATAATCCCCGCTGTTATTTGCACCCTTGTGAACTTCACCAGTCAATAACCTGCCTGATTTTTCGCATTTTATAAGTCCTCTGTAAATGAATGAGTGTTTTTGGGTTTTGGGATTGTTCTTTTCGTTTCGGATTTTTAAAATATTCAAATACATTTCACTCGAAATCATCGGTTCATGATTTCCGTTATACTGAACTCCGTCAAAGTTAAATTTTCCTGTATAAAAAATAAGGTTATTTACAAGCGTATTTTCAATCAATTTCTTTGTACAGGGTTTAGGCTCTCTGACGGTTAAAAACGGTAACATCACAGGCACTTATACGAGTACAAACGGGCTTTCAAAAACAGATACAAAGAAAATCCGCACGTACATCTCCGGTGCAGACGAGGCTCAGAGGTTCGCAAAAGGTATCTGGAGACAGCAGGCAAAAAACCTTACATCCGGAATAATTAAAGATGCGATAATGCGCGATATTTCAGCCGGTTCTATTTTTGAAATCACAACACCGAAAGCCTCAAGCTGGAACGGCAAAGCGTTTGTGTCGCATATTCGTCAGGATTATGTAAGTTTGAGCTCAAAAATCTTCTTCAGAAAGGCGGCGCTGGCATGATTGATAAAGGAATAATATCCTCTTTTGAAACGGACACAGACAGAAACGGCGATATTTCAAAAGCAAGGGTTCTTCCGGTGTCCTCGCAGACAATGCCGACACGTCCGCTTGTAATTTCGTGGCACCTCAGAGGCGCAATGGGGAATTTGCAAGTCGGGGACGAGGTTTATTTTGCTTTGGCAGACGATTTGAGCGGGATAATTTTGGAACGCGCGGACGGCGAGTGGACGGGAACAATTCCCGGAGATGTAAAAATTACCGGTAATGCTGAAGCCGTTGACTTAAAAACAAGTGCTGTTGCTTCACAAAATGCTCACGTTCACGGGAACGGAAACGACGGAGCAGACACAACCGCGCCAAAGGGTTAAAAAATTAACCATATTGCTTAATTATTGCATCGTTAATAAGATGAGAAACAGATACATCTTGTTCTTCTGCAATATGTAACAATTTTAAATGAGTTGCTTTGGTTGTTCTAATGGCAATACGTCCTGTTGCTCGTTCTTCATCGATTATTTCAATCGGAAGATTATCTTCAATACATCCTTCAATGTGGAATTTTAAGGCTTCCTGAATATTCTTTGTTGCCTCATCCATTGTTTTGCCGTTAGAATAGCACATTAACCCTTTGACTCTTGCGGTGTAAGAATCTTCTTCGGGGCAATAATCAAATTCAAATTGCCAGGGTAATTTTAAATAATCTTTTAATTTTTTTTGATTTTTTTTATTCATGGTATTTCTCCCATAATTTTAAAATATCATTTACAGCATCTTTTGCTACGGGTTTGTGATTCGCGATAGTTAAAGCTAAATTATCTTTCCGGTATTGATGATGCGAACCTTTCACCCGTTTTAATACAAAACCAAGTTCAAATAACACTTTTTCACAGTCTTCAAATTTTTGACCTGCGTTAGTTTGTTTAAATTTTTGTATTATTTTTTCGATCTTGTTCATATTGTTATTATATAACATGACAAATTATTTGTCAAGGTATATCTTGACAATATTTAGAAATATAAAGGGAATTTTATGAAACAGGCTGAATGGAACGATATAACGTGGGGATCTTCCTCTAACCAGATGGCGCATATTTCAAATTTTACTATTTCGCAAAAAGTAAAAACGGAAGAACAGCAGGCTCAGAACGGCGAAAATAAGGTTACGATAAAAGGAATTGACTCTGAGGAGCTTACCGTAAGTTATATCGCGGGTTTTCCTGTCGGTTTGGATCCGCGAGGAGAGTTCGATATGTTTAAAAAGTGTGTCGGGATGCAGGATGAATTTCTTCTTGCGGGTTCTCCGATAAGCGATACCCAGTTTGAACTCGATGAAGTTGAGCTTGGAAATACGGTTTTATCCGATACGGGACGGGTTTTGAGCGGAGAAATAACGTTAAAATTCAATTCGGAAAAAGATCCGTCGTCAAAAGGCGGTAAAGGAAAGAAAAAATCGGCCAAAAAAGGCAAGGGTAAGAAAAAATCCGGGTCATTGACTCTTGCGCCGTCAATTCTTGCCGGCATGAAAGGTTAAGGAGGCATTTATGAAGTCGAAAGATAACGGAACACCGCAGCAGTGTATCGCAAATCTGCTGAATTTGTGGCAGTACGAGGTGCCTTACGCAAGGTTAAAGGGAATGCCGCCGGATATTATCGACCTGCCGGAAGATGAGGCGGAAACACTCGGCAAAAATCACGCAACGTGGCTTATTTCAAACTACGAGCCGAGAGTTTCGATAAACGATATAAGCGTTGAATTTACGGATGAGGGCAGAATGATTATTACCCCCGATGTTACAGTTGTCAGTTAGGAGAGGATATGGCGAATTTAGATTTAATTGTCGTGGATGATTTGGAAGTTCACGATGCAGTCGTGGATTATATTGAAAAGAATTTGGATGAAACGCTTTATGCCGGTGATGAACGCAAAATTTTTGCAGAAATAATGACTGCATGGACGGTTGATTTTTGCGAAAAACTGAACGAGCAGTTTAACCAGCGGTTTGCGCAGTATGCGCACGGCACAATACTTGATGCTCACGGAGAAAATGAAAACTGTACGAGATTATCCGCTGTAAAAGCAACTTCAACCGAAAGATTTTCTCTTAATACAGCGCTTGATTTTAATGTGGTTATTCCTGCCGGAACGAGAGTAACGGCAGATAATGAAAAATATTTTGCAACCGATTCGGTTGCGGTAATTATGGCGGGCAAAACTTATGTCGACACTGCAATTTCCGCAGTTGAAGGCGGCGAGAATTATAACGGCTATACTGCGGGGCAAATTAACAAGCTGGTTGATATGGTTGAGTATGTCGCATCGGTCAAAAATCTCACGGACACATCCGGCGGAGATGACGGAGAGCCTTATCCTGAAGATGACGGCGGAATCGGCGACGAAAAATATTATGAAAGGATAAGACTTGCCAAGAGTTCTAAATCCACGGCAGGCGCGGAAACTTTGTACGAATATTATGCAAAATCCGCCGATGCAAGTATTTCGGATGTTCAGGTAACATCGCCCGAAGCCGGAAAAATCAAACTGATTGTGTCATGCTCTGACGGGACAGTGCCTTCTGCTGACGTTTTGGCAAAAGTTCTTGAAGTTTGCTCTGCAAAAAATGTACGTCCGTTAGGCGACAGCGTGTCGGCGGTCGGAGTTTCCCAGATAACTTACGATATTGAGCTTAAATATTATACAACCGAAGATGAAGAAGATGCGGTTGTTGAAGAAATTGAGGGAACAGGCGGAGCGATTGAGAGATTTAACGCTTGGCAAAGTGAACAGATTGGCAAAACTATCAATCCTGACAGGCTCAGGGCTGAAATTCTTAAATCAGATACAAAAACAGTCGGCGCGGATTACGTCGAAATTACAAAACCTGTTTATACTGTGCTGACTAATGCCCAGATTGCGAAATGGAGCGGTAAAATGACCGTTACCCATTCGACATCGGCGCCTGAGGGGAGCTCATAATGAAACTTAAAGATGTTGATTTAACAAAAATGCTGCCGTCTTTCATGAAAAATGACAAATTTGACGTACTTTTGGCTGAAGGACTTTCAAACGTTTTTAAAAAAATGGGGGACGGGTGCGAGAAAGTCGTTATAATAGGACAGATTGACAGGCTGAATGAGGATGAACTTGACCAGCTCGCCGAAGATATGAACATTTTTTGGTATTCGGTAAATGCAGATATTGAGATAAAGCGGCAGTTGATTAAGGATGCGAACCTTGTATTCTCAACGCTTGGCACAGTGTGGGCGGTAGAAATGGTAATTAACCAATATTTACCGAATACGGAGCTGCAAGAGTGGTTCGATTATGACGGCGATCCGCATTATTTCCGTTTAACAACAAACGACACCTCGATTTTAAGCTCTGATATTGCAAGTTTTTTGGACATTTTAGAAAAAGTTAAAAGAAAAAGCCAGTGGCTGGAAGATATTATTTTACAATTGAGAGCAAGAGGGCAGTTATATCCCGGGTTTGCAGTGCTGGAAAAATCCACCGACACAATAACGTTTAAAACGTCTGCTTAAAAAGGAAGGTAATTATGACAGAACAGTACGTAAAATATACCCTGACAAACGAGGGTGCAAAAATAATGGCTAAAATCGTGTCCGGAACGGCGGTTACATTCAAAAGAATTGCAATCGGGGACGGTTACGACTACGACACTGACAATTTTGCCGCAAGAATAAGCCTTGTAAACGAGGTTTTGAGCCTGACCAGCTTAACTATGCTGATTGAGGACGATACGACCGTAACCTTTACGGGTAAATTCTCCCAAAGTCAGCTCGAAAATTCTTTCTGGTACAGAGAAATCGGACTTTATGTCGTTGATCCGTCAGACTCAACAAAGGAAATTTTATACGCTTACGGAAACCGCAACGACAAGGCAGAATACATAACGCCCGCCGTTGATGATTACGAGATATTAAAAGAGCTGAAACTCTATACGGTAGTCGGCACATCCGCAAACGTCCACATTAACGCATCAGAAAGCCTTTGTTCTGTTGTCGAATTTGCGGCGGCGGACTGGACTTATGACAGCTCGCTGGCGCTTTATACCTTAAATCTCGGGGAAATTAACGAGAGCTTTAAAGTTTTCAAAACCACAAGCACGGGTAAACAGGATACGGCGCTTGTTGATATCGTCAGAAATTCAAGCAATATAACGACATTGAGAGCATTGGCGGCATTCGCGGGCTGCGTGTTAACCGCGTAGCGCAAGCGAGCAGAGGGCGGACGGTCAAGGCGGTGAGCCTTGCCGGTAGCCCCGTTTAATGCGAGTGAAGCAAGACAGCGGATTTTGGCAAGGCTGAGCGTTAGCGAACGCTGTCCCTGTGAACAACCTGACGGAGCGACATTTAGCGAACAGCGAAATAAAGCGGAGTGTAAAGGTTGCGAACCGCCAATAATCCAAGACAGCGAACAATCCAAAACGAAAGGAGTAAAAAATGACAATAAATAACGTAACCGGCACGGAATGTCCGACCGATATTGCAAAACTTTTGCAGGCACTAATCGACCAAAAATCGACCATTGATTTGGATAACTTATCGAGTACCGGAGAGGCAAAATTCACTGCTTTGCAAAATGCCATAAATACAAACAGCAGCAGCATTACAACCATAAATAAAACCCTCGCAACTAAGCTCTCTGCGGAGGTATCAAAAGCCCAAAACGGATACATCAAATTTAGTAATAATGTAATTCTTCAGTGGGGAACAAATGTTGTTTACCCTGACGGACAACAGAAGGCGGTATCTTATCCGATAAGTTTTAAAAAATTTGCTATCCCCGTATTAACAAGTATAAATTATTCTGGCGACCATTTTATAACAACTATCACAAATAACTATACTATTTCCGGATTTATTCCAGGAACATCATCAACTAGCTATCGTACATTTTTTTGGGTTTCCATCGGTTATTAACTCACAAGTCTTAGTAATGGTATAATTCTTCAGTGGGGAATGCAAACCTCAATTACCTCTAATACTACAATTTCATACCCTATAGTATTTCCGGCTGTTTGTTTTGTCGTTGTGATAAGTTCTACTATATATGTCGGAATAGGAAGCCGAAATAAGGGTTCTTTTATTGCATATACAAATTCTTTAGCAAACCTCGACTATATTGCAATCGGTTACTAACTCACAAATCTTAGTAATGGACTGATTTTATGCTGGGGATATGTGGATATGCCAGCCGGAACAAAGGATACAAACAATAACAAAACGGTTTCCCTGCCCGTAAGTTTTACTCAAGCTCTGAGTACTGCATATTCCCGTATGAAGACTACTTCCGGACGTTGGGCGGATGTTGGGGTTGCCATTAGCACATCCAATACACAAATTACTATTTACTTATGGAATCATAATTCATCTTATGTAGCTGAAAGAGTTTCTTATATAGTTATTGGTTACTAACTCACAACTGTTAGTAATGGAATTATTCTTCAGTGGGTAGATTCAGCAGCCGGACAAAGCACAGTTACATTGCCAACGAGCTATAAAACAACCTATGCCTGTGTTACAGGTGAATATGGTACAAAAAATACAGCTCATATTATGCTCATGAAGAACGGCTTATCTTCCGTTAAAATATATGATTATGATGCAACTGGCTTAAAAGATTTTACTGATTTATGTTCACTGATAACCATAGGTTATTAACTCACAACTGTTAGTAATGGACTGATTATTCAATGGGGAATATATTTAGGTTCCTCTTCTGCTTCAAATTGCATTTTCGGAACTTTAAGTTTTAATATTAGTTTTCAATCAGATTGTTATTGTATTTTAGGAAGCCCCAATGATGATAGTGATATTATATCATTTACATCTGTAACTAAAAGTGAAGTTACTTATAAAATTTATGACAGATATTCGCAATATATGGCATATAATAATTTTTGGTGGATAGCAATCGGAGTTTAACTCACAAATCTTAGTAATGGTGTTATGATTGAATTTGGCTATTGCGATTATATAAGCGGTCCGGATTGTCAGCGTGTTACGCTCCCGATGAGTTATGAAACACAAATAGCAGCGATTTTAGGTGGGACAAGTAAAAACCTGATAGATAATATGGGTTTTACGGCTTTACCTTCCGGAAAAACCGTTATAGCAATTGACTGGGCAGATGCTTCAAAAACGGATGGTTCTTATTGGATAACAATAGGCTATTAACTCATAGGTCTTAGTAATGGAATTATTTTATATTGGGGATTTCAAAAAAGCTGCTCCGCTAATTGCTGGACATACGTAACTCTGCCTGTAACCCCTTCCAAATTAGTTGCATTAGTGGGGAGTGGTTTAAAAACAGAAATAGACGTTTTGAGAGATGAATCACAAGTTTGTTTTTATCCGAAAGACAAAGACAGTAATGTAGAATGGTTCGCATTGGGCTGGTAACACACAGGTCTTAGTAATGGACTGATAATTCAGTGGGGAATGGGGCTCACAGATGACGACGGAACGGCGCGCATAACCCTGCCGACAAGTTTTACAAATAAAAATTATGCTGTCGGGGCAATACATTCGGGCGATGCAATCGCAGTTTACTCAATAAACGCCGGTTACAAAGGTGTTAACTTTTTGCCTATACTAGTGCAAAATTACGCATCGGGCCAAACAGACAAAAACTGGACAATATTATATATTGCCATTGGCTATTAATACACAAGTCTTAGTAATGGACTGATAATTCAGTGGGGAATAGCTCCCTTGGCGGGTACGAATACAATTTTAACTTTGCCTCTTGCTTATACGACTCATCCTGTTAGTCAGGTAAGTGTATATGCTCCTGATGCCGCCTATACGATTGTGTTGGACACTGACAATACTAATCCTTTGACTCAAATACGATTTATTCAGAATTCTTCAGGTTTATCTGTCTCTTGGCTTTCCATAGGTTACTAACTCACAAGACTTAGTAACAGCAATCTTATTATAGCCTGGGGCGAAATGTTCAATGCAAATGACGGTGCAGTCATTACTATGCCTCTTTACGGAGCCTGGTATCAAATTGTGCTGTCGGATATGGGACATGGCTCAACGTTTGGAGCTAACCCTGCGAGTAATACAACTTGCACCCTGAATACTTCAAATACAAACATAAATATCCGTTGGATAGCAATCGGCCGGAGTATTTAATAACCTATTGCAATCCACTTACAATCCGGACCCGTTTGGGAAGATGTTCTCATCATACAGCATGAGGCGCTTCGGTGCGCCCAGAGCGTACCTTTTATAAAATCATCAAAGTTGCTGTCATCAAGATCTCCGATTGCAACGCAAACATAGTTTGTTGTAGTGAAACTCACCGGAAAAGTGATAGAACAGGCATAATTATTTACGCTCGCGATGCCCCATTGCAAACTCACCAAATTACTAATGTTTGTGAGTTATCCTTTACCGACCGCAATAATACAAATTGTGTCAGAGTTATTATTAAGTTTATCTATCTGCCCGCCAATTGAAGTCCTATTGTGGACTGCTACTGGTACTTCCGGATTGCTGCTTAATACTGCGGCACTGTATAACGATGAAAAACTTCTCGGCCAGTTAAATGATAAATTTGTTACATATTCAACCGCTCCAAAGTTTATCCACTGAAAAATAATGCCATTACTAAGACTTGTGAGTTTAAAAATTAAAAAGAAAGGAGATATATTTATGAATTTTTATTACGGAATGGTAGATCAGGAAAACAAATCCTGGGGATTTGTTGAAGAAACGGATCCGAGAGTTACATCAGATATGATTTTCGTTAAATATGACTATTGGCAGCAGTTATTAGACGAACAATCTTCCGGAAAAGAAATCGTTTCCGACGGCACAAGAGTTTTCACAGCCGCTCCGGGCAAATATTACACCGATGCAAACGGTGTCTGGCATGAAAAATCCGATGATGAATTTGCTGCGGAAAAAACCGCAAAAAGAGAAGAAAATTTCAAAAATGACTTTTTTTATATTGAAAATTACGGTTGGTACAGGAAAACCCCGAAGGGTTATGCCTCTGCGGTTGAATCGGTTAATACGGCGTTTAACGCTGTATCTGTCGTTGGAACGCTTCCGGCAGGAAGTTTAATATTTTATACGGCGCCGGATTTCACGGACGAAACCCAATGCACCGATGAATGGCTTATCGCACATCAAATCAAAAGCGAAGCAATGGATGCAGCGGCTTTCGGAACATTCTATGCCGCATTTATTACAGCCTGGAACTCACAGGAACACGCTTCATAAAAATATTACAAACTATAGGAGAAAACCTATAAAATGCCGATTTTATTAAGTAATGAAAGGACAGAAAAAATGAAATTTATTGAAAACATTATCGAAAAAATTATTGTAAACAAAATTAAATCAATCGACTTTGAAGAGTTGGTGTCTGATTTTATTGAGGTACACAAAAATGAAATCGAAGAAGCAATCAAAAAGCTGGTTAAAGAAGCTGTTACAGGGCTTATTGAAAAGGTGCAGTAAATTTTATATCTTGCCGACTTTTCACGAAGGCCGCCCGACAGGCGCAAAGTTTAAAATTGAATGGAAATTTTAATCCGGCTGATCCTTTGAAAAACGGAGTGCATATCAAGGCCGTTGGTATACCAGAAGGTGCGAAGTACAAGCGCCAAGCCCATCTTAAGAGGCACACAGGCTCATCACCTGTTATTTGGGTAAAGCACAAAGTCCGGTCAGCTTTTGTGAAAGAGGACACAATGGGCGGGCGATGACCGCCATCCTCTATTTTTGGAGATTATAACTATGGGAAAATTTTTAACATCACCGGCAGCAATTAAACAATTTTCAAAAGGCTTGTATAAAGTCTTAAGCAATGAACTGTACAAGGATGATGACGGGTTTATCTACCTTGTGCCGCGCGGATTTCAAACAGACAATTTTACATGGATTAATTCAAGCAAGTGGGATATTCGCTGTTCGCATTTTCACGATGTCGGGTGCAAATATCATCAGGTTTTGAAATTGAAATGGTACGTAACTGAAGATTATTTGCGCAAACACCGCCTTTTGCGCGTACATAATAGTGAAATTATTTGCGAAGATATTCCGGTTACGCTGCTGCAAATTGAAAACGTATCGGGCCACTGGATTAATAATATGTTTTACAGACTCTTAAAATCCGCCGACTGCCCGCCGACACCAAAATACATACAACTATTGTACCGTGCCGGAGTGGCATTTAATATAAACTGGTTTAAAACCGGCAAGGAAAAAATTTATTTTAAAAATTTGTATGAGGAGTAAAATGGGAAAAGAATTAATGTTCAGCGTGGCGCTGCAAGTTATCAGCATCGCTTTTTTTGCGGGAATTTATGTTGCGACGGTTCGGTTCCAGAGGGAACTAATCGAAAAACTTGAAAAAAATTTTGAAAAATCAATTGAGGAAATTAAACAAAATTTTCACGAAAAATTTGAAATTTTAGACAAAAAACAGGATAAACATAACAATATTATCGAACGTACTTATTGCAGCGAGCGTGATATTTCGGTTATAAAAGAGCAAATAAAAGTTGGCAATCACCGTATAGAAGACTTGGAGAAAAAATATGCACACATCGAATGAGGGAATTAACTTAATAAAAAACTTCGAGGGCTGCCGGCTTACTGCTTATAAATGCCCAGCCGGTGTATGGACTATCGGCTACGGACACACCGCCGGTGTTAAATCCGGCATGAAAATTACGCAGGAGGAAGCGGATGCTTATTTGCGTTCGGATTTAATCAAATTTGAGCAATATGTTGCAAAAACAGGCTTATGTTTAACCCAAAACCAGTTTGATGTACTTGTAAGTTTTACTTACAACTTAGGAAACGGCTGTCTGCAAACTTTAATCAAAAATCGAAATCTGAGCCAGATAGCAGAGGCATTATTGCTTTACAACCGTGCAAACGGTAAAGTTATCGAAGGGTTAACAAAACGCCGCAAAATGGAGCGGGAAATGTTTTTGACGGGCATGTTTGCCGGAACTACATATAAGGTTACGGCAAGTGCTTTAAATGTGAGAAAAGGTCCGGGAACGAATTACGCAATTTGCTGCTCGGTTGCGCAGGGTACAGTCCTGAGGATTTTTGGCGAAACCGCCGGCTGGGGTCAACTCGCAAGCGGTAACTATGTTTCAATGCAATACCTTAAAAAATACTAAGAATTACCACAAAACCACTAATTCTTTTTCATATAAAGCTCCTTTCTTTTTGGAAAACGACACAAACCCGCTGTTTATTATTAGGCAGCGGGTTTATTTTTTTTTGCGTTTGTTGTTTAAAAACTTATAATTAAACAATGTAACAATATCTTTACAATTACCTGTATTTATTGTTTAAATACTTGACAATAAACTATAAATATATTATAATAAAGGTATAGAGAACGTTGATAATTAAATAAAGGGTATTGCATAACCTAACAAGGCAAAGAAAGGAGGCAGCCTATGTTAGTTCAACTAACCACCGAAGAGCTTATAATCATAATATTGATTATAAGCACCCTTGCAAAATAGGTGGGAGGGCATTAAGAGTCGGGGGCAACCGGCTCGCCCTTTATTTTTATTTTAAACGATTTGCAAAAATTTTCAAGGGTAATATTAAAAAAGTTTAAGAAAGGATAAAACTATGACGATTATGCATTTAGATTATGAGTTTCATTATGACGGACAGCTTTATTGGGGGCGAGGCATTGACATCGGTGAAACGGACAATATTGAAGCCGAAGCAAACGATATTGAATCGCTCAAAGAGTCAGCAATTTTTCATGCTTTGAAATTAGAAGATTTGAGCGAAATTACACCCGAATTGAAAAATGCCTGCGAATTTAATTATTGCGAATTAGAGGTTTAAAAAATGGCAGAAGAATACATAAAAGGTTCAGGTAAAGGTAAAGGCGGTTGGCGAGGCGGTGGCAGACCGAAAGGCACAACCAAAAACACCGGAAAAACCGAATATTTTACAAAGGCTATCACAAAAGAAGAAAAAGCCTACCTTGAACAGTGCTTGATTGAATATCGGGCAAGATACTCCGAGTCTTGCTAATAAAAGACGATTATGCGTAAAGGGGTTTCAGAAAAAGTTTGATTGCTTCAACGAGTGTAATGACATCGACAGTTTCAAAAAGCGGTTTAATTTTTTTATCGAGAAATTCGAACTTTGTCCTATACTCCGCCCCATTTAAAATTTTGGCTTGCTTGGAGCCGTTTTTTGTTATTATACTTGAGTTTGCAGGGGGTCTATGGTTGGTGTTTACAATGCTTTTTGCATAATCTTTCTTTACATTCTGCAATGCTTTGAATGTGTCTTTTAATTCAACTATTACATTTTCACCGTCAAATTTTACTGATTTGGTAAGAGTTGTAACAATTAGTTTTTTCTCTGCTGTTGTTGCTTTTAAAAACAATTTCGGCAGCATTTCACTAAATTTTAAAAGCTGTGTCATTCTCTCATAAATAAATTTTGTGCTAACATTTGTATTGCTTAATTTAACCAGTAGTCTGTCTTTTTCTTCCTGCCATTCTTTGTGCATAGCATTTACATCTTCTTTTGTCATACCTAACGGTAAATCGTTTTCTAACATTGCCACATAGCTTTTTTTAATGCGTTTTGTTAATACTTCAACCTGTTTGGTTATTTCATCCCTTGTCTTTTTCTCATATTCGCTGAATTCTTTTAAATAATCCTTTGCAAGAAGTTTTAACCGTTCTACCTGTTCATGGGTCGAATGCCAATTATTCGATTCATCCTCAGACTAATCATTCATATTTAATTTTTCCCAATTTTTATAATATTTTGGCCATATAGCCTTATTCGACCGTAACAATGACCATGTCCCTTCACACCATCCGCCGGACGTTTGATGATCTTTTGCTGCCCAAAAATCCACATTGTCAAATTTATGCATTATTTCTACAAATTTATCTTTATCCTGTAAATGACTATCATTTATAATTTTTGGTACAATTTCTCTTTTTTTATTTCTGTCTTTATCCCCAGCATTATCTCTAATTCTCACCAAAATCATTCGTCTTTCTTTTGGTGCCAAATATTGTTTTCTCAAATATTTTCCATAAAAAGCAAGTTCGTCAGTTGTATATGCCTTATATCTAGAATCAGCATATCCGCGCGGAGGTAACGGCAATTCATTTATGTATTCGTAAACTTCTCTGTAGTTATTTTCAAAAGAATCATTCCACTGATATACTTTGAACATCTTGTAGCAGTCTTCCGTAGTTGCAATGTCCGGCAAATCAATTGCAGAATTTATATGGCGAATCGTATTTTTAAAACTTTCTAAATCGGCATCGGAATATAAATCTGTATCAATTTTTGAAAGAAATCTAATTCTATTGTTGAGTTCAATTTTATATGATGAATAATATGTAAATAAGCTTTCCAAACCAACATGAAGATGTTTAAATTCTTCTGCGCTCATTTTATCTCCCCTGAGTAAAATTTCAAAACAGCAAGCTAAATCTACGTTATCATATTCGTCGTTTGACTGAAAAAAATCATACCAATCTTTATATACTTCTCTCAGAGGTTTTTCTTTATATGCTTTTGCCATGGATTCACTATAGTTTGTCATTAACTTATATTCATCCATGTCACTAAGTTTTATTGTACGCATATTTTGCTCCTTGCTAAGCTTAGAAGTTGTATTTCTGGGTGTAGTTTTTACAACAGGAATTTCAGCCGAAACGATTTGAGATGTTGTTTTTTTTGTCTTTACAGGTTTGCCGATAATCATTCCTCCATTTGCACAGAATGCAAACAGCACGGCAGTGGCAGTAATGCGGATTAAAAATTTTGTCTTTACTTTTTTCAT